ATGTTTGATGGCAAAATTAAGATTAATCCTATTACAAATGACACTAGAACATTTTATAAAAAACCTAGTGCTTTTGACTTGTAAAGCCACAATATGTTGTGGTATAAAAGCAACAGGTAAAAACTCCCTCTTTTAGTTGTTTTGCCTTTTAGTTAATTAACTTTGTGAGTCTGAGCCTTTCTATACCTTTCTTTCCTTGCTTGGACTCACACTTTAGAATTATTATAAAGTAATATGCCAAGAAAAAGAAAATTAACCGATAAGTTGAAAGCTCATATACTTTCTTTGATTGCTGATGGACTCACAATAAGAGAGCTATTCTCAAGGGATGATGTGCCTATTTCATGGCAATCATTTAGAACTTATTTAATTAATGATGACCAATTAATGAGTAGTTATATTAAGTCCAAAGAACTAGCTATAGACTTAAAACTGTCAGAGCTTGAAGACAAAAGAAAAGAATTAGAACAAAAAATAGAAAATGGTTTTGTAGATCCTAAATCTGCACAAAATTTAGTTAATCTTTATAAAATTATAACTGCTCATTCTCAGTGGTCAGCAAGTAAATTATCTAGTAAAACTTATGGTAAAGCTGCCGAAACTTTACAGATTAGATCCAATAATGACTCTAATCTTGCTATTTCTTGGATGAAACCAGATTAAATAATGATTATAAAATGTTTAAAAAGTGTTGATAAGTCTAAATATCTGACGAAACTTGCACACATAAAAAACATATTATACACATGAGAAGTGGCAAAAATGCAACAGTTGTTGATAAATTACAACAATTTCTGATAACTATTAATTATCGGAACTATTACTATTGATAATCATAAATTATCATTAGTAATAATTTGTTGATTTTTGAAAGAACAAAGCAAGAACAGGGGGTTTTTATTTGACCGATACCCCAAATTTTTTTGTGCGACTAAATAAAAATTAATGTATGGTATAAACACATGGACGACACATTTCTAAAAACAATAATCTTCATTATGAAAGACAAAAACACTAAGAAACCGATTGTGATTACACACTTTCAAGGTTTTAGAGATGAAGCAGAAGCTAACGACTTCTCAGAGTTCTTAAAAACTCAGTTTGTTTTGCCTAGCGATTATCCTGACTCAAACACTACAATACATTAGGGGGGGTTTTGTTTGTCAGAACATAAATTAATCTTAGGCGATTGCTTAGACGAACTTCCTAAAATTTTTGATAAAAGTATTGATTTAGTGTTAACCGATCCGCCTTATGGAACGACAGCTTGTAGTTGGGATACTGTAATTCCATTTGATAAAATGTGGAAAGAATTAAATAGAATTATAAAAGATAATAAAGCAATAGTTTTATTTGGTGCAGAGCCTTTTAGTTCTAATTTAAGAATGTCTAATATTAAAAATTATAAATATGATTGGATATGAGAAAAAGATAATGGAACTAATTTTGCATCTGTAAAATATCAACCTTTTAGAGTTTCAGAAAATATAATTATTTTTGGAAAATTTCCTATAACTTATACTCCTAAAAACATAAAATGTTATAATCCTCAAATGAATACTGGAAAATCTTATAAAACAATTAGTGGAAAACAAAAAAATGAAAGTGCTATTATAAGAAAAGGATCAAGAGAAAATATGAGCAATTATGAAACTATTAATAATGGAGAAAGATACCCAAGAAATATAATAAAATTTAATAGAGATAAAAACAAAATACACCCAACCCAAAAACCAGTTGCTTTACTTGAATATCTAATAAAAACCTATACTAACGAAAACGATACTGTTTTAGATTTTACAATGGGATCAGGTTCAACAGGAGTTGCTTGTAAAAATCTTAATAGAAATTTTATAGGTATTGAAAAAGATGAAAAATATTTAGATATTGCTAAGCAAAGAATTGAGGGGGTTTTGATATAATATGAAACAAATTGTAATTCCTTACAAACCAAGAGAAATCCAAAATTTTTTGCACAAAAAATGCGATGCGAACCGATTTAATGTTGTAATCGTTCACAGAAGGGGAGGTAAAACAGTTTTCGCCATAAACCACTTAATCAAAGCTGCTTTGACAAACACAAAACCTTATCCAAGATATGCCTTTATTTCGCCATATAGATTGCAAGGTAAAAGCACTGCATGGGATTATCTCAAACAATTTTCCTCTGCCATACCAGGAACAAAATTCAATGAGTCGGAACTGAGAGTAGATTTTTCGGTAAACAATAGCAGAATACAAATTATTGGCGGTGAGAACTCTAGTGCTATCAGAGGACAGTATTTTGATGGGATAGTGTGCGATGAAACTCAAAACCTTTCGCCAGACCTCTTTGACACCATTTTAAGACCATGTTTATCCGACAGAAAAGGGTTTGCTATTTTTATAGGCACACCGATGGGAAGAAATTGGTTCTTTGACTTACATGAGAAAGCTAAAACAAATAAAGATTGGTTTACCAAAGTGTTCAAAGCTAGTGAAACTAAGATTATTGCTCAAGAAGAATTAGATGCAGCTAAACAAACAATGTCTCCAGAAAGTTATGCTCAAGAATTTGAATGTTCATTCCAAGCTGGAATATCAGGTTCTTATTTCGGCAAGGTGATTGAGGAGTTGGAGCAAAAAGGTAGAATTACAGATTTCGATATTGAGCCAGACTTAGAGGTAGAAACATGGTGGGATTTAGGAATGAACGACAGCACTGTCATAACCTTTGCTCAACGACATGGTGATGAGGTTCGAATTATTGATTGTTATGAAAACTCAGGTGAGGGATTAGAGCATTATCTGAATGTCATTGACGAAAAACCTTACACCTATTCTAAGCATATAGCTCCGCATGACATAAGGGTTAGAGAAATAGGTACTAATAAATCTAGGTGGGAAACAGCTAAGGAAATGGGGTTAGAGTTTGACATCGCACCTAAACTTAGTGTAGAAGATGGTATTGAGCAAGTTAGACGAATGTTGCCGAAGTGTTACTTTCATAAAAACAATTGCAAAAAGTTAATTGAGGCATTAAAATCGTACTGCAAACGATGGGATGAAAAAAATAATTGTTTTAGGAACAAACCTTTGCACAACTGGGCATCACACTTTTGCGACTCTGTTCGATATGGTGCAATAGTAGAACCTGTTGAAAGATCCGATTGGTCTAAGCCGATCAGAGTAGATACGAATTATATAGTTTAATATGGCAAAAAAAATCATAGAATTATCAGATCCAAAATTACGAAGTTTACTTTCAAATCAAATTGAAAATGCGTTAGGTTACTTAGGTGGTAATCTTTCTCAAAGTAGAAGAAAATCTTTAGAATATTATTTAGGAGATAAACTTGGAACAGAAATAGATGGTCGTTCACAAGTAGTGTCAACCGATGTTGCCGATACAGTTGAAAGTATCTTACCAAATTTATTAAGAGTATTTACTGCATCCGAAAAAGTAGTGAAGTGCGAACCTGTAACTGCTGAGGATGTTCCTCTTGCCGAACAAGCGACAGCATATTTAAATCATGTTTTTTACAAAGACAATAATGGTTTCCAATTACTTTATAATTTTTTCAAAGATGCACTGATTGAAAAAAATGGTTTTCTAAAAATTTATTATGACGAAAGCGAAAAGGTTGAACATGAAACTTATAAAAATTTAACCAAAGCTGAAAAAGATTCTTTGATGGACACACCGAATGAAATCGAAGTGGTTGAAGAAGAAGTTTATGAAGATGAAAAAGCGAAAGAACAATTTGAGGCATTACTAGAACAATATGAAGATCAAGGAGTAGATGTTTCAACAGTAGAGAAACCAGATTTTAATTTATACAATTGCAAAATTAAAAGAACTTCAATGAGTGGTAAAATAAAAATTGAATCAGTACCACCTGAAGAATTCTTGATAGACCGAAACGCAAAATCAATCGAAGACGCAGACTTTGTTTCTCACAAAGTTTTAATGTCAAGATCAGACTTAGTTGCGATGGGTTACGATGAAGAAGAAGTTGATAACCTACCTACTTCAGAAGAAGACATTTACAACACAGAAGAAATTGTCAGACAAAGAAATATTGATGAATATCCTGTTGACAGTGCTACTGACAAGTCAACTGAAAAAGTTTTAATCTATGAGTCTTATGTAAGATACGATTACGATGAAGATGGTATTGCAGAACTTAGAAGAATTATCTCAGCAGGAGATAGCGGTTCTATGATTTTAGAAAATATGCCTTGTGATGATATTCCATTTGTAACTGTAACACCAATTCCAATGCCACACAGATTTTATGGAAGAAGTTTATCGGAGTTAGTTGAAGACATACAGCTAATGAAATCAACTGTGATGCGTCAAGTGTTGGATAATATGTATCTAACAAATAACAACAGAGTAGCGATCATGGATGGTATGGTTAATATGGATGACTTATTAACTACTAGACCTGGTGGTGTGGTAAGAACAAAACAACCACCTAGCCAAGTGATGCAGCCTTTACAAGCACAACCAATTTCACAACAAGCCTTTCCTTTATTAACATATCTTGATAGTGTTAGAGAGGTGAGAACTGGAGTTACTAAACAAAGTCAAGGTTTAGATCCAGACACTCTCAATGCTAAAACCGCAACAGGTGTTAATGCGTTAATGACGCAAACTCAAATGCGATCAGAATTGATTGCAAGAATCTTTGCCGAAACAGGTGTTAAAGATTTATTTAAAAAAATATTTGAACTGATGGTAAAATATCAGGACAAAGAAAGAATTGTAATGATTAACAATCAGTATGTTCCTGTAAAACCTACTGAATGGAAAGATAGATTTAATATTTCAATCGTTGTTGGCTTGGGTACAGGTTCAAAAGAGCAACAATTAATAGTTTTAAACTCAATTTTAGAAAGACAACTTCAAGCATTCCAATTACAAGGCGGAAAAGAGATGCCAATGGTAACTTTGAAGAATATGTATAACACTTTATCGAAAATTATTGAGAATGCAGGACTAAAAAATGTTGAAAGTTACTTCGTCAACCCAGATGTAGGTAAACAAATGATGCCTCCACCTGCACCACCACCTCTAACACCAATAGAGAAGATAGAATTTACAAGAATTGATGCTGAGAATAAGAGAAAAATTGCAGATTTAGAGTTACAAGCTCAAGAACTGCAACAAAAAACTCAACAAATGGCTTTAGACTTTGAAGCGAAGATAAAAGAGATGGCATTGAAATACAATACACAGCTAGACACTGCAAAAATTAAAGCTGATGCAGACTTAGACAAGATGATGATGGCAGGAGAGAACAAAATTCTTGAACAAGCCACAAAATCAACTAATATGTTTAGCCAACAAGTACAAGGATTAAATGGAAACCAAAGATCAGGCGGAGAGGTCGCTGGAAGTCAGCCGATCCCACCAAGCCAAACAGGTATTAGAGAATAAAATTTTTGTAGAGGCAATAGAATCTCTAAAAAAACTTTATTCTGAGGCACTGTTAGAAAAAACAGGTGCTAAAGAAAGTGATACCAGAGAAAAACTTTGGATTGCCTACAATGTTGTTGGAAAAGTCGAACAACATCTTCAAACTGTTATTGAGACAGGTAAACTTGCTCAAAAACAATTAGAAGATTTTAGAAAACAACAACAACAAACAAAATTCTAACTATAGTTAGGATAAGCCAAGTCATAAGACAGCTTAACAACAGGAGGACTTAAATGTCTGGAACAAACCCATTACTGAACAATGATTCAGTACAAGGTGCTGCAAAGTCTATTGAAGGTTTAATGGACACCAAAGGTGTTATCAGAAAACCACAAGAAGAAGCTGCACCAGTTGAACCAAAAGAAGAAGTCGAAGCGAAAGCAGAAACTGAAACAGAAGTTCAACAAGAAACTGTTGCTCAACCTGAACAGGAAGTTGCAGTAGAAGAAGAAGCATCCGAAGATGAGAATGCGATTGAAGAACAAGAAACCGATCTACACCAAGTAATTGTAAATGGTGAAAAGATTGATGTTGACCTTGAAGAATTAAAAGCAGGTTATCAAAAAGATGCCGACTATAGACGTAAGACCGAAGAATTAGCGATTGAGAAAAGAGAGCTAAAAGCTGAGGAGGATCGTCTGAATAAACAGTATTCAACTAAGATGGAAGATTTAAATTCTTTAGTCGCTACTTTGAATGCTGAAATTAACAATGATATGAATTCTAAAGAGTTAGATTCTCTTTGGGAGGAAGATCCAACTGAAGCTGCTAAAGTAGATCGTAGAATTCAGAAACGAAAAAATACGATACAACAAGCACAGCAAAAACTGAGAGATCATCAACAAGCTCAGTTTCAGGAAATATTGAGAGAAGAACAAAAAAAACTTCACTTAAAACATCCTGAGATCGCTGATCCTATCAAGGGTGCAACAGTGAAGTCGAATATTATGAACTACTTAAGTTCTAAGGGATTTTCAAATGAAGATGTCGCTAGAATTTATGACTCAAGATATTTCGATGTGATTATGGATGGTATGAACTATAATAAATCTAAGTCAGTTAAACCTGGTTTAGTTTCTAAAAAAGTTAAACCAACCAAGTTTGTTAAGTCAGGCATTAAAAGTACAAAAGAAGAATTAAACTCTAAAACTAGGTTGAATCAAATCAAGACGTTGAAGAAGTCTGGAAATCCAAAAGATGCAACAGACCTTCTACTTCGTTATTTATAAACAATAACCTACTAAGGAGATAAACAATGGCTGTATATCAAACATATCAAACAGTCGGCATAAGAGAAGACCTAGCGGACATTATTTACTCAATAAGTCCAACAGAAACTCCTTTTATGTCTGGTGTTGCTAAGACACAAGCAACAAACACATCACACCAATGGCAAACAGATGCTTTAGCTGACGTAGCTGCTAATGCTGCTGTTGAAGGTGCTGCAATATCGTACCCAACATTGAGTGCAACAACTAAACTAACTAACTACACTCAGATTTCTACAAAAGCTGTTCAAGTATCAGGTA